GCCAAGAATGTTTGGCGTATCCCAGTTTCGTGGACTGGATGCTTATCACTCCGGTCAACCTTCAAAGACCAGCTCGAAATCGGCCCTTTACTCAAAGAATGGGCAGCTAATGAGCGTTTAACAAGAGTTGACCCTGCAAATGCACTTAGAGAGCTTGAAACTTCAGACATTGGTGATGAAGACCTCTTCCCTCACCAAAGGGCTGGCGTAGAGTTCCTCACAACAGCTCGCAGAGCACTCTTAGCGGACGAACCAGGTCTAGGTAAGACTGCTCAGGCTATTAGGTCTCTAAAGGCCTTACAGAACCGCGGAGAGGAAGTTTTCCCAGCTTTGATTGTCTGCCCCAACACTTTGAAGGCCAACTGGGCACGAGAGTTCGAGAAGTGGTGGCCAGGAACTAACGTTCAGATCATTAAGGGTACTGCTACCCAGCGGAGGAAGGCCCTTGAGACAGAAGCAGACGTCTACATCATAAATTGGGAGTCCCTACGGACCCACTCTAAACTCCAGTCTTATGGTGGCATTGCCCTGGCCCGCTGTGTAGAATGCGGTGGTCACAATTCTGCTGTCTCAGAGGGTAGATGTGAGGTACACAATAGGGAATTGAATGATATCCCCTTTAAGGCAGTAGTTGCCGACGAAATTCACCGCTCTAAGGACCCTAAGTCCAAGCAAACACGAGCTCTCTGGGCTGCCAGTGGTGCTGCAGATCTTAGATTCGCACTTACCGGTACTCCTATAGCAAATAATGTTGTAGACCTGTATCCAATCCTGCGCTGGCTAGATGACAAAGAATGGCCAAGTAAGACTAAGTGGATTGACCGATATGTCGACACTATGATGAATGCCTTTGGAGGATTGATGATTTTGGGGCTTAAGCCTCACATGGAGACCGAGTTCTACGCTGGTATCCATCCCCGTATGAGGAGAATGCTTAAAGCACGAGTACTCTCATGGCTTCCAGAGGTCATTAATGACCGTAGGGACGTAGAGATGGGCGTAAAGCAGGCTAAGGCATATAAACAAATGCTTGAGAACATGATGGCCCTTCTCGACTCAACCCCTGAAGAGAGGTTTGAGGAGATTGACATGGCGTCCGGTAACGGTGAAGGCGGTGTGGTTGTAGCACCCAACCCTCTGACTCAGACTATGCGATTGCTACAATTTGCAAGCTCATACGGACAGATGGAGATCGATGAATTTGGTAATGAGAAGTTACTACTATCTGATCCTTCCTGCAAGGTAGATGCTTTGATGGATGACGTCAAAAACGGAGACTTTGGAGATGACTCCGTTGCCGTCTGCGCCGTCTCTCGACAGTTGATCGAGATACTGAGCGCTCGTATGACTAAAGAAGGCATGGCCCACGGTTTAATTACTGGTGCTCAGTCGCAAGAGGAGCGCCAGCAAGCTGTTGACGACTTCCAGGCTGGTAAGACAAAGTGGATCCTTTTCACTGCGCAAGCTGGTGGTGTTGGAATTACCTTGACAGCAGCAAGAAGACTTGTTATGCTTCAGAGGCCGTGGTCACTTGTTGACCACAAGCAGGCAATGGATCGCGTTCACAGGATTGGGTCAGAGATACACGACTCAGTTATTATTACGGACTATGTGACCGAAGGAACTATTGAAGAGCGTGTAATTGAAGCGCTTGACGTTAAGTCCGAGAATTTTGACCAGATTGTAAAAGATAAGGCCAAGCTACTAGAACTACTAAAGACCAGTAAGAAAGGAAAATAATGTCAGAACCAATTAGAATCTCTAATTCAGAAATACAGACGTTCAAGGACTGCAGACGACGTTGGTGGTTAACTTACTACCGACGCTTGAAGCCAAAAGTTAAGAATTTCACTGGTGCGCTTGCACTGGGCTCAAGAATTCACGAAGCACTAGACCGTCACTACTCAACGGGGCAAGATCTCTTAGAAGCGCATACTGACCTAGTACGAGAAGATTTAAAAAAGATGAGCGACTCTTACAGAGACACTACGTCACTGGAAGCTGAGGCAGATCTTGGTCGCATTATGCTTGAGGGCTACCTCGAGTGGGTTGAGCAAGAAGGCATTGATGCAGAACTTGAAATAATCTCCACAGAAGAGATTCTCGAGCGTCCTATGCTTGACGGTAAAGTTATCCTACAGGGCAAGATCGATATGCGCGTACGTCGAAAGATTGATGGTGCACGCATGATTCGTGACTTCAAGACCGTAGGTGGATCTTTTGCTGACTTTGGCTCCATGGCACACATGAACGAGCAGGTTAAGACCTATATGCTCCTGGACGAGGCGCAAGAAGTGCCAGGTGAGCGCACAGATGGGGCCATCTTTACTATGCTCCGTAAGGTCAAGCGTGGCGCATATGCTAAGCCACCATTCTACGAACAGATTGAAGTTCGACACAATAGATTTACACTCCGTGCTTTTCTAGACCAACTAGAAGGCACACTGACCGACATGCTAGACGTGCGTGAAGCACTTGATGCTGGCGGCAGTCACTATAGAAATGCATATCCTACACCTACTAAGGATTGCAAGTGGAAGTGTCAATTCTTCGCTACTTGTCCGCTCTTTGATGACGGCTCTGCCGCAGAGGCGGCACTTAGCGATGCGTTTGCGGTCTCCGACCCTTACGGCTACTATGGAATAACAGATGAAAAGAAAGGAAGTGAGTAATGTCTGACGTCGATCGCAGTTTAACAATTATGGTTTATGGCGAATCCAAGGTTGGAAAGTCCAGCTTTGCAGTCACGGCACCATACCCACGCCTAATGCTTGATGTTGAGGGTGGGCATAGATTCCTACCTGTAACTATCAGGTATTGGGATCCAATGACCGAAGAGCCACCAGTGGCTGATGGAACTTGGGACACAGTTGTGGTCCAAGTCCGTGAGTACGATGTGGTCATGAAGACATTTCAGTGGCTTCAGAGCGGTAAGCACCAGTTCAAGTCCCTAATCATTGACTCCATCTCGGAGTTACAGGTTAAGTGCATGGACAACATTGCTGGCACAGAGCAAATGAAGATGCAACAGTGGGGCGAACTACTTCGCCACATGGGAGCGTTACTTCGTGACCTTCGTGACCTCACTATGCACCCTACTCAGCCTTTAGAGGCTGTAGTACTGACAGCCATGGCGCGTAAGGGCCAAGACGGTGTATTCCGTCCGTACCTACAGGGCCAGCTAGCTATTCAGGCCCCCTATTTCTATGACATCCTCGGAGCACTCACAGTGGAGACGGAACCAAACCCCGATCCAATGCAGGCCCCCCTGAAGGTAAGACGCATGTATGTTGAGCGTACCCCTGAGTGGGAAGCTGGAGAGCGCGTCCAAGGGCGTCTAGGAAAAATAGTACAACAGGGCGACCTCGGGGTCGAACGTATGCTAGACATGGTCTTCGGAGAGAAGAAGACTAAACCAACAATCAAAACAACTAAGTAAGGAAAGAAGATATGACAACTGTTAATTTTGCAGAGCTACTGGCGCAAGCTGGTACCGCAGCAACAAGTAACAACTACGAGCCACTACCAGATGGCGACTACCAGCTAAAGGTGATTGAAGCTCAAGCAACAACCACTCAAACTGGAAAGCTGATGTTTAAGGTCACCAATGAGGTACAAGGCGGAGCGCACGACAAGCGCCGCGTCTGGGACCAGTTAGTAGTTACTACTGACAACCCGAAGGCTATGAACATGTTCTTCATGAAGGCCAGCGCCATGGGTCTAGGTCAAGATTACTGGACACAAAACCCAACCCCCGCTCAAATCGAGCAGGCATTTCTTGGTCGTGTCTTCCGTGGAACTCTAGGAACTCGTAGCTATAACGGCAATCAGAGTAACGAGATTAAGCGCTACTACGCAGCTACATCTACACCTACCGTTGCTGCTGCTGCACCAGCTGCTGCACCAGCACCCGCTCCGGCCGTTGCTCCAGCTTATGCTGCTGCACCAGCACCCGCTCCGGCCGTTGCTCCAGCTTATGCTGCTGCACCAGCACCAGCACCAGCCGCTCCTATCAGCGCTGACACCCCGTTCTAAGCAATAGAATATAAGAAGAAGGCGGGGCTCTTAGGGGCCCTGCCTCCTACTTAAGGAGAGACTATGAAAATACTTTTTACTGGAATGAGCTCCAGTCACTGTAAGGAGACAAAGAATTCCTCATTCTTTGGTGCTTTAGCTACTGCGTACAGTGAGATTGCCACAATAGTCTGGTCTGTACCTAAGATCTCATGGACCAGGACTGACCTAGAGGCCTTTGACCTCGTGGTATTTGGCTTCTCCCCTCCAACTTCCCCTGCAGCAAATAAACTTTATGGCGCACTCCATGTGCTTAACCTGATGTACGAGTCTCCCAAGCTACGGCTGGTTGTAGATAGCCCTCAAATGTGGCAGTATAAAAATAGCATTCGGTCCTTTAAGCGCGACCCAGACCAAGTTTTTAGCAGTTTTTTCGCTAATCGTGCTGATTATTCTCTGGCAAAAAACGGCCCCACGCGGAATTCTGTAGACTCTATTGCGGATAAAATTGCAACAGTTAGTTGGCCAAAAACTCTTGTTCCGGCTATTCCTTGGCTGTCAAACAGCTCAATAGCAAGCAAGGTCTCCTTTGTTAGTAGCGAGTCTGTAGTCCCAGTATCTATTGATAGCTTTCTACTGTCAGGCCCAGCAATATCTGCCCTTAGGCACAATGCATGGGCAGTCGAGAATGCCTCAAGTCCGTGGTGGCAGACGGTAAATTCGACTACTAAATACTCTGGTATACCAACTAAGCCAGGAGCTAGGGCAAAAGACAGCGAGGCACTAGATATTATAAAAACCTCAATTGGGTTAATTGTTCCACCTCAGGATAGGAAAACTGGAACTTGGTGGTCCTACAGGTATATTCAAGCTTTAAACTCAGGAACTCCGATTGTCACATATTGGCAGGAAACCTTAGACTTTAATAACTCTTGGGGTAATCTGGCATATCAGATAGAGGACGCTGACCCATTTGAACGTCAGCAGATAGCATCAGAGCAACTTAGTAGCTATAAAGAGAGCATCCCTAGCAGGGATCAAGTTCTTAACCAGTTAGAATCTATAGTGTTAGACTTACCAAAGGAGAGAATATAATGCCAGAACTAAATCCCGAGTGGATCAAAGAGCAACTAGAAGCCGCAAAAATTAAAGTTGGATCAGGTAAGGTTATCTTAAAGCTTCTTGAAGCTTGGGAGCAGACTGCAACCCTTAGTGACAATATGACCGAAGAGGTTCTTCGAGTATTTCCGCTATTGGCTAGAGGTCACGCTTTAAAGGTAGAGATTACCGAGAACGACTACATCTGGGTACCGCTACAGCCTGGACAGATCACAGTTGGTGATGTTGTACGAGTAAAATCAGACGGCTTTTCAGACAAACTTGGACCACTTCATAACGGGCGTGTTGGTTCCGTTGCAGCTATACGCTATGGAGACGTAATATTTAACGCCACTGATGGGAAATTACCAGAGCTCAAGGGCGTCCACTATTCTCCTTACAAACTAGAGAAGCGCTACAGAAAGGCTCAATAATGAGAACATCTTTTGAGCTAAAAGTTGCAGCAGAGACTCTGGATGAAGCAAAAACTCTAGCTATAGGTAAAATTTCATCTTTTCTAGAGATCCCCGCTGAGGATGTTTTGGATCAAGTTACTTTAGAGATCAAAGTTTCCTATCCTAAGGCTGAAACTATCTCTGAGGTTGAAGAGGCCCAGGAAGCCAATATATTTATAGTTACTGCTTTTGGGGCTCTAAAACAGGGCTCAGTCAACCCTTTTGGAAACAATTAACTAATTTTGTAATCTACGGTACACTGCAATACCACTTTATATAAAATTGCTTATGTGGATGTGTTAAAATTAAGATTACCTAAGGATCCTACTTGGATTACTTGGGATGGTGACGGCTTCCCGCGCCAGGGCTCAGAAGACTCTATTATCTTCTTCCTCAGTGAACACGTATACTTCGACAGTGATATCTCCTACAGAAGGTCTTTAGCATCTGCTATACAGCAAGAAGGCGTATCAGAGACGATTGGCGCTGCCCATAGGCTTATAGACGCAGCATGGATGACTAAAGCTGGGTATTCCTACCTTGAGGGCGAAAGATTCCCCACCTACTATGATCTGTCAGACGAAGAGTATGAACGAGACGCAACTTTTGTGGAGGTAGATATTGTTCATTGAATCGCCAGATTGGCACGATAGAGCAGAGTGTGCTAAACCAAAAAATCTAGATAAAATGGACAGTTTTTTCGCTAACAAGCCATCGCAACAGCTTGAAGCTAAGAAATTGTGTGGGGTATGCCCAGTGAAGCGCGATTGCGTGAAGTGGGCTCTTGATAGCAAGCAACTTTGGGGTATTTGGGGTGGCCTAGATTACCAGCAGATGAGAAATACTCTTTCCGTAAACTGGGACGGGCAAGAGATGAGATATAAGAAATTCCCGCTATGTCCAAGCTGTCGTGCAAAAACTGACAAACTAATAACCGCTACAGTAGATCGACCTGACGGCGGCCGATGGGCAACTATGAAAATAGTTGGCTGCACTGAGTGTAAATTCACGTGGCAGAGTCGCACTAGCGCTAACGCTGTAGAGGCATTTCACGCTCTTATCGAAAAGAATAAAAATAGCTAAATTTTACCTAAATAGTAATCTAGGTTTGTCTTTAGACGCAGTTCTTTAGGGCTTAACTCTATGGCCATTTTGCCGTACGTTACTGAATCCTGACTATTTCCAAGCCAGTAACTGGAAATTGCAGCCAGATCCCATGGGAGATGGCCCCATGCAAAATCTTCGCAGAGAAAGTCCAGTGGTTTATCAACAATATCTAACGCCATTTGTGCGTACTTTAAGCATTCCTGCCAGTTAGACTCAGTGAAGTACAATTGAGAGAGTTCAACTAAGGACTCTCTTCGACCAGGAGCTTGAACAATTGCTGATAGAAGCCACTTTTCACCCTCAAGCGGGATCATTTTGGCCAAATACCTCATAGAGGCAGCTCGTTCTGGTGCCCAAAGAGCCGTAGGTAGACTCAGGTGGCGCTTAAACTCTTCTATTGCCTCAGAATACATATTCCAGAAGAAAAGCTCCCTGGCGTAATAGTATGCGTTCCTATCGTCATTTGGTGACTCCTCTATGGACATTTTTAAAAGAGAGAAGTACTGAGATCTTGACTTAGTTTTATCTGGGTGATGGTGGATTTTTAGGCCTACCCAACCTTGGGTCTCTTTAATGTCGCCGTAAGCTGTTAATACTTCATGGACCGGATGAGTCCACCTATAGCCGGTCCTGGAGTGAATCTTGTCACCTCCATATTGGAGTCCAGCCTGTGTCTCTTCGGGGTCTTTCCAATTCCACGTGTATTCATACCTCGGACGCGTCCAGCCCCTCTCTAGGGCATTCTCGAGCTCCTCACGCCATCCGGGTAAGAGGACCTCGTCCATATCTAAGGCGATACAGTAGTCGACATCATCGGGAATCGAAATAAGAGAGGAATTACGTGCATCATCAAATCGCCAAGGTCGAACTTTTACGTTTATTACGTTGATTCCGAGCTTTTTTGCTATTTTCACGGTTCTATCAGTGCTTCCGGTATCTGCGATTAAGAGATAATCAGCATCCTTTGCGCTTTCGTGCCATCTTGATACAAAATTCTCTTCATTGAGTGCAATTGCATAGACCGCTACCTTCATTATTCGTACACTTAACCTCTCACTGCTAGTACGCTTATGAATTCCCGTGGCTCGAAGTCCCCCCCAATGACTGCTGTCAGCAATCCTGGCTTTGACTCCATGCCGCTACGGTCTCGGTACCATTCGCTTCCGGGGTCTGTTGTGGGACACTGTAGCCACAATCTTTGGCTAATGTCCATACTCCTAAAGTTGTGAAAGTGTCCTGAGATCCAAAGATCAGCCGTACCTAGGGCCGTCTGCCCCGCTGCGTGACCGGACAAAAACTTCATAATGTTATTCTGACTAGCTTGGTGTCCGTGGAATAGACCCAACATTGTGCCAGCAACGTCCACGGTTAGCGTCTGATGCCCGCTGGATGGGTACCTGAACTCGACATGTGCAAGTGCAGGGTTCTCTGCGCAGATATCTTGCACTGCAGACGCAATCTCTACGTTCCACCCATCAGCTGGGTCGGCAGCAACTTGACGAGTTACCTCATCATGGTTACCGTTGATCACAGGAACAATCATGCTCTCCGTGAGTGGTGCAAAGGCTTTAATCTGTGCTAAAAGCAATCTACGGGCAACCCTGGTCTGCTCTGTGAGCCCTAGATCTGATGCAGCAAGCCCTTGAAGTCTTCCGTGCTGGCTAGTGTTACCCTCAACATGGTCTCCTGGTAGGGCAAGACATATGGTTCCTAGTGATAGCCCCATTCGCTTATACGCTTCAAACTTATGTACAGCACTCTCAGTTAATTGCAGTAGTCGTCCTATAGACTGCTCTGTCCCCTGACCGTTAGCTTTCTTACCGATCTGCTGGTCGCTAGGGGCAACCAAGAAAGCACCAGTCCCTGTTGACTTTTTAATTCCTTTGGCCGGACGCCACTTTTTAATCTCATCCATTAGAGATTCAACATCAAAGCTGTCTTCTGCAACCTGACCGGTTGGAAGTAGATTTACCCGAAGTGACTCTAGATAGTCCCCATCATATTTTTGCCACTTACCTCTTCGCATCGATGAGACCACCCAATCGCGGGGGTCTAGACCGAACTCAGCTAAGACGCTAGTTGCATCTGCTGTCTGCTCGCCTTCCGGGCGTGGAGAGGATATTACAAATCCGCCTTTTACTGAGTCAAGGTCCATGCGAGAACGCCAATCCTCAGGGGTGCCAATCTTTTTAGAATCTGACCCACTGCGGCCAGGTGAACGAAGCTCTTCTAGTTTCTTTGCCAAATCCATTATGCTCCCGTTATCACCCTATAGCAAGAACAGTCTCTACGCCTATGGCGATCAACTGCGCTTGAACTTACATCATATCCTTCTTCTCGAAGAGCGTATGCGAGTCGTGTGTTCGGCACATAACCTTCGGCTGACGGACTAGAGTTTATAACTGAAATAACGGCGTCTACGTCTGCTTCAGTTAGCTTTGGGTCTTGTAGGACTGATATCAGCTTACACATGAGGGTTTTCTTATATGATGTCTTAGCATTCGTTATTCGATCTACTAGAGCCATAATCTCTCCTTAAGTACGGGTCAAGACTATGCTACTACATCGTTGGGGTTTTTGCTACTCTTTAATAGATATTTATTTGTGCTTGCTTTCGCATTCCCGCGCTAGCGATGGAACAACGTGATGCTTTACACAAATTGAGCAAACATACAGGTTTGAATTAGCCAATATTTAGTTACCTCGGATATCTAGGGAGCTTCCCTTAGTAACTATTTTCTCACTATTTAGAAGGTTCTTCTTCTTCCGCTTCTGTAGATTTAATTTCTACTTGAGCTGCTTCTTGCCTCTTTATTAGTTCTTTTCTAACCTCTTCAATCTGTATTGAAGCGACAAGGGTCCCATTAAAACTGTAGTCACCCGAGTGAGTTATCCTCACCCAGGGGGCTGCCCAGATATCATGACCAGCACTTTGCCACATCCTACAAAAGGTGTAGTCTTCGGAGAGTAGGATACCGTTCTCATCAATTTTAGTAGTGAAAAACTCAGTAATTCTTTCGCCGATCTCTATGCCTGTACTACCTATAGAGTTATTAATATAGCTAGGTAGCCCTACTCTGAGCTCCTCTAGAACAGAACGTTTAATAGCAAGCATCCCTGTCCCTATGTCTTTTACCTTAAAAGGCTCCTCGCTATCAAAGTCTATAGCTGTGTCTGGGAACATATTAGATGCAAAATACCCAGAATAGAGAGATAGGTCTTGGAACCCAGCTAGTGCGGCAAGCCTAACGTTTTCCCAGTTAATGCCCTTCATGGGGTATATTGCACCGATTACATCTTTATTGGACTCAATCATTTTTATAATGTCCTCCGATTGAAACCCGTGATCAGCATCAATAAAAACTAGCACATCAAAATCTGTTTTCAGAAACTTATGTGCCAGTGTGTTTCTAGCTCTTGTTATTAGACTTTCGTTACCTATAGTTGTAGTTCCTACTGTATGGCCAGCCTGGGCTAGCGCTGAGACTAGGTTCTGCAAGCTTACGGTGTAATTACTTTTAGCTAGACCACCATACATTGGTGTGGCGATGTAAATTTTCACTTGCTCTCCTTTTTCTCTAGAATGGCCCTGCCGAATATCTTGCATGAGCACTGAAGTCTACCACGGCAGCCGAGGGAACAGGCCTGGGAGTCATTTGATATCCCTTAATAGTTGCTCGATTTCCTACTCCTATTATGTCAACTCCTCTGTCTGATAATTTTCTTTGGAACCCTATTTGTGTCAAATTTTTCTCATCGCGGGCTGCACTCCAACCCTTGTATACTTGAAATAAGGAAGATAAATTAGTTGAAGCACCTTCTACAACAAAGGCCTCCTCCTCTAAAAATGCACCAATCCTATCTTCATTCTTTTTGTAGATATCGTGAGCTTCTTGGACAACCGAGCACCACCCAAGCGGATCTTTTAAGCTTGAATTTAGATACTTAACCGCACCCTGGACTGCCCATGCCAAGACTGCTGGAAGTGCGCCTTCTGGGTCGGCCAAATACTCTTTTAGGCTAGGGTCCGGTACTTCTGGCTTGTTTGTCAGAGGGATAGGTCGCATACGACGCCACATAGCGTCATCTGTAATAATAGGACGGTGGTTTGTAGAAATCCACAGCTTGCCGTGCGATGTGAACTGAATTGGCTTCTCCCCAGGAGAACGTCCCTGCAGGGTACCGGAACCAGTTAACTTCTTAACTTGATTCTCTTTAATGCGACCATTCTCTGGAAGCTCATCTACCCAAATCATACGGCGACCACGTAATTCTGCCATGTGGTACTCGTCGGTACTATTCATACGATCACCAGCTGCAAGAACATTTGAATCCAGAGCCCAAGCATATTCCGATTTTCCTAGTGCTTCATATATGGTCTCAACAAAAGTATTCTTACCGGACCCCGGTGGACCATATATTAGGAACATGATGTCTTGATTATTTAACCCGGTAAGTGTATAACCGACAGCGCGTTGTAGCCACTCTTGGAGCTCTTTATCCCCCCTGGTAGCCTCCTCTAAGAACTTAGTCCAACGAACGTTAGTCATGCCTGGTACGTAGGATATCGGAGATCTTCTAGTTATGTGAAGGTCCGGTCTACCACTTATCAGTTCTCCGGTTTTTAGATCCACTACGCCATTAGCTACACCCAATAAGGTTGGACTGCTGTCCCACTGTGAGAGCTCTACCTGAATACGATCATCCGAGTTAGCCTGCTCTATAAGAGAAACAATTCTGCTGTTTGACTTAGCTTGGTTTGCCCATTTAACTATTTCGCCAGCTCTTGTATCATCAGTTGGGTAATTTACAACCTCACTGGCGCAAACCGTAGACACCATTTTAGATACTTCTCGTATAGCTAGTTTCTGTGCGTCAGGCTTCCAATAATTACCATCCCAAAGAAACCAGCCTACGTTAGGAGTATATCTAATAGTAGATCCGAATGCGTCTACTAGCCTCCTACCATTACCAACATCACTAAGACTTCTATAGCCATGTCGTCCTCCAGCTTCTGCACTAAGGGCGTCTACATCTTTAGGAAGATTTAAGTTACCACCAAGGGCTACATCTTTGAGCCCCTTCCCTTCCGCTGCATATGATGCCATCTGGTCACCTATGTTATTTGCAATAGGAATATGTATCCCATCAACGGTACCTAGTGGTGCAAGATAAGTTCCAGTGTCACTCTCATAGCCAAAAGCTTTGGCAGCAGTAGTTGTAGTTAAAAACTGAGTTTGTAGATTTGCCCCTATCTGCATGCCCTGATCTTTTACCCAATCTGAAATTCCCTCCCAGTACAAGTTCATCTTAGGATTCTCTGCAACCCAATCGAGAGCTCGCCGAGTGTGCATTAGAACAGAATTAGGCCCTTCAACTTCCATCGGAGGCCTGACCATCTCGGCGTTGAACCGGAGCATTAGGGACTCTACAGCTAGTCTTCCCTCTAAATTAGTGCCATACTTATTTGCTAAGGCGCAAGCCAAAGAGTATAGTCCAATTGCTCTATTGCCCTCGGCGATACCCTCTTCAAGGATTTTAGCGATGTCCACCCGACCATCCCCTAGAGTCAAGTCAGATAGGAAGTCCCAGTCGCCTGCACTGTAACTGGTACCGGTTGGGCCCTTACGAGCAGACCTGGACCGGATAATTGCCAGCAGCTCCTCAGGAGCTTGTGCAACTTCCATCTTCCAGGGTTCGTGCCCCTCTTTCCATTCATACGTAACCCCAGAATGGTGCCTTGAAGGGGAAATTAGCACATAACCATTGTGCTTAATGTCAATACCACCAAGCCCTTGAGAATTAAAGTTACCTATAAACTTCTCGTCTGCACCACATTTATAGATCATGTGCCTACCACGAACGTGCTCACCGGTCTCTGTACTGTAGTAGACCCCAGTTATAGCTTCTACTGTAGGGGGTAGGCCATCTTTAGCCATCTCCTTTAGTTTCTCAAAGGACTCGTCACCGCCATGCCGAGGGTCAATGTCAATTACAAAGTAACCTGACTCTTTGGCAAGCAGGGCTATGTTGTAGTTAGGGTCACCTGCCCACCACTTATCTAGCTGTAAAACATCAGTAGTTGCGTCTTTTTGCCCGTTAGGGGTCGCTGGATGCTTAGCAATTTCTTTACTGTCCTTATGGACTCTGCCGCAGGTGCACTTGCCAGCTCCGTCTATACCGTGTACTGGGAATACCTGCCAGTTTAAGGTCTGAGCGTAATATTTGGCTGCAGGCCCAAGTCGGCCGTCAGCTGAGGTCCAGTCTCCCACTAGTTTACCGATCTTCTGTAGTCGCGAATAGTCATTATTTCTCCAAAATCTGTCATCAGCTTACACCTTTTAAGTGCGTTTGCAAAACAAAACGCAAAAAATGTTTTAAAAGATTGTAAGGAGTGACCAACTTAATGGCTAGACTCCCGAATCGGGGGGCCCTTAGTAGGGTAAAATAGGTAAAAGCAAACCTAATCGCTCTCCCTGGTAGGACTAATTATATATGAACAATGAACTCTTGATGGCTGTAACAGCATCAATTACTGCTTTTGGTGTCTTAATAGTAGCAATGCTTGCAATTTACCGGATTGCAAAACGTGTAGGAGACTCCTTAGGTGTAGATGCGAGCGGTAGGTCTATATCTGACCGCCTAGACCGGGTTGAGCATCAACTCTGGGAGAATGGCGGGAGCTCGCTAGCAGACCGTGTAAATAACATTGAGAAGCACGTTGTAAAAGTTTCTTCGCAGTTAGATATTATTCGTGACCTGACTATTGGCCTCCAAAAAGCTCAGACTAGAGAGATGAGAATAGTTGAGAGTCTAGAGACTCCCGTGACTCGCAGTAAGAAAAAATCTAGCTAGTAAAACTAGTTATCCAACTGCTAATACTTCTTACCTGTACGGTGCCTTCAACCCAGCCGCCAGCAGTTCTGACATTTACTGTACCATCAACCCAAGATGAGCCGTTCCAAACTTTTACGTAACCTCCGGCTGCTTCAACTGACAGTGTCATAAACGCCGTATCAATAAAATCTCCAGTACCATTTGTAGCACGTAATTTAAACGTGTATGTTCCCGGGGTGGCTACCGACCCAGTAATTGTACCGGTAGTGGAGTTAATAGTTAATCCCGTAGGGAGGGGCAGCCCAGGGGTTGACGTGTACGTCACTGATGCTGCACCCGCTGCGACTGAGACTTGGTCTGAAAAAGCTTCATCCTGAACTACGATACTGGACGCTAAAACTTGATCGGACCAGCTTAAAAAAGCATCCAATATTCCTATTGAGTAATTCTCGGTTGTTGCGGCCTCATTATAGGAGTTTCTTGGGGTTAGGCTAAAGGATACAGTGCCAAAATTATTAGGGGTACCTGATAACGTAGATGTGGCAAAGCCGTTTTCGTTAGTAAAAGAGTCAAAAGTTAGTCCGATACCTCCTAGATTTACAGCACTCCAGTTGTGAACAAAACTGGTGGAGACGGTGCTGCTGTAGAATTGACCAACTCGAGCACTATTAGTGAGGGATGTATCAGACCAGACGGGCAACCGCGGTGAGACCGATATAGAAAAGTACCCGGTAGACCCTGACTCATTGGCAGAGTTTCTAGGTGTTGCATTAAAACTATAATTACCGGCAGCTGAGGGGGATCCTGAAAACGTGACGATCTCAGAACTTGTACCAGAAGTATTTATCCCGGGCGGCAGTGATCCTCCTATACTCCAGCTAGTGGCACCTGAGGCGGAAATGTTAGAACTGTAATTAGTTCCCACCCTTCCGGTGGTGGTTATAGAAGTGTCTGCCCAAACAGGGAGGGCGGCTAGAACTGTAACATTGTACTGATAAGTATCAGTAGATCCACCAGGGCCGTTTGCCCTAATTTGGATTGTATAGTCTCCGGTTGGGCCTTGAACAGCACCCCCAAGATAGGCTGTACCGCTCACAACGTTAAGGGATTGTCCTGGTAGCCCCGATATTAGTTGATAGCTAGTAGTATCACTAGCAAAAATGCTGTCAGACCAATTCTCCCCAATTCTAGCTGGGTCACCAATGTTTATACCATTGCTAAAGACAGGAGCAGGTGTGTTAATGGTCCAGCTAGCAGTCGCAGTTACGTCACTGTTGACAGTATAGTTCTGGCCAGCAGAGTATGCTGACCCGCCTATAGTCCAGTAGTCAAAAGTGTAACCGGATCGTGAGGATGACGGCAGAGATATTGTAGTGCCTTCACTCACGGTTTGAGAACTTGGGGTACTGCCTCCATCTGCGTCAAACGAGATAGTTCTATTAACTACGGTAACAACCTGAGCTACACTTACAGTTGCAGTAGCTGAGCCCAGCAAGCTGTGACTCGCGGAAATAGAAACGGTAGTGCTGCCATTTGCGGAAGGTATGTACCTGCTGAATCCGCTATATATGGGAAAGCTTTGACCTGCAGCATAGCTGAAGGAGAAGGTTAGGTTGCTGTCCCCGCCCGACGGTACCAAGGTGCCACTAGTGCTGTTTGCCCTACCGTTGGGCACGGAATACGAGCGTGGGGACCCACTACTGCTTGGGCTATTGTTTACTGTTTGCCACTTTACTAGATCGGCAGAGATGTCAATTCTAGTTCCGCCAGACACCGCGTAAGACTCGGTGAAGAGCTCTATTCTGTATTGCGGGCGTGAGCTGAAGTTTGCATTTGTCTGAACCACTTAAATCACCTCTACTTCTAGTTAGAAGCTAATCCAGATGTCGCCCTCGCTGGGGCTCCCTGGCTCGGTTCCAATGTAGATAATTGGGAAGCTTGCTCCATATTTTGCGTAACCTCCGGAAAGTGACACTGTACTTCCGCTTACTGCAACTGGTGCAACATTCCCAATAGTGACTGATGGTCCTGTCTCACCCGTAGCGCCAGTCGGACCAGTTACTCCCTGAACACCGGTCGGGCCAGTAGGGCCTAAGTCAGAAACTGCAATAGACCCAGCCATGCTGCTGTGATATTGGCAGACATAATAAAGATTATCGGGAGTATCAAATGGGACTTCCCAAATAATTGTTCCCACCGCAGCGCCTCCGCCAGTAACGCCGCCAGAGTAGACATTCCCAGAACTATATCCTCCAGACACTGTTTGAATCCAAAAAGGATGTCCAGAGGCATTTACGTTGAGAACGTACCTGTGCCCTCTAATAACAGAGAGAGTTGGGTTGCTTGCCCCATTTATATTGTATGCGCCAGACCCAGCGTTTGCGATTTCGTAAGTAATACCACCGCTTGGACCCGTTGATCCGGTAGGACCGGTTGGCCCTAAATCACCAGTTGATCCGGTTGGGCCTGTTACGAGACTGGCATCACCCGTTGATCCGGTAGGACCGGTTGGCCCTAAATCACCAGTTGATCCGGTTGGGCCTGTTACGAGACTGGCATCACCCTGAGCACCAGTAGGGCCAGTAGGGCCAGTAACGAAGCTATCAGCACCTGTCGGCCCTAAATCACCCTGAGAACCAGTCGGGCCAGTAGGGCCTGTTACAAAACTGTCAGCACCAGTTGGTCCAGTGACAAAGCTGTCAGCACCAGTTGGCCCAGTGGGACCAGTAACAAAGCTGTCAGCACCTGTGGGGCCAAGGGCACCAGTTGATCCGGTTGGACCAGTAGGACCTAAATCTCCCTGACTCCCGGTAGGACCCGTCACTGTTGAAGCTAACCCGGTAACGCCTGTAGCACCAGTTGGCCCAGGTGCTCCAGTAGGTCCAGTCACAAGTGACGCAGAGCCGGTTGAACCAGTAGCCCCTGTCGGCCCTAAATCACCCTGAGAACCAGTCGGGCCAGTAGGGCCTGTTACAAAACTGTCAGCACCAGTTGCACCTGTTGCACCAATTGGGCCAATAGGACCAACAATCTGACCTGCATCAGTCCAGGTATCTGCACCGTCTGAGACATAGAGATTGCCATCGGAGTCAACAATGTACGCATCGTTGCTAGCTGCCCCCGCAGGCAAGCTTGCGACATCTGCAACAGAGCCAACAAAGTGAATGTCAGTTCCTTGAGCTCCAGTTGGGCCCAGGGCTCCGGTCGGACCAGTAACAAAGCTGTCGGCTCCGGTTGGTCCAGTAGGCCCGGTTACAAAACTGTCAGCACCAGTTGGTCCAGTAACAAAGCTGTCAGCACCTGTGGGGCCAAGGGCACCAGTTGGACCAACAATAGTTGAGTCCTCGCCGGGTAGTCCCTGGACACCTTGAATGCCTTGAGGACCAGTGGCACCCTGCTCTCCAACTTCTCCTTGGATACCTTGAGGTCCTTCTACTGAGCTATCGGCTCCAGTCTCACCAATAGGTCCGTCTAAACCAATAGGACCCTGAGGACCGGTCACACCGGTTAATCCAGATAAACCTTGCGCTCCTGTTGGGCCCGTAGCTCCTTGGATACCAATAGGTCCGTCTAAACCAATAGGACCAGTTACTGACATACCAGATGAGCCCTGAGCCCCAGTAGCACCTATCGGCCCTTGGACACCTTGAGCCCCAGTAGGTCCTATCGGTCCAGTAATACTTAAACCTGAGATGCCAGTAGCGCCTGTAGGGCCACTAGAACCAGTCGGGCCAGCCGGTCCAGCTGCGCCGGCTTGGCCATTAGTCCCATTTTGACCGCTTGCACCAGTAGGGCCTGTGGCCCCGGTAGCACCAGTAGCGCCGGTAGATCCAGTACTACCAACTGATCCAGGGGTTCCGGCTGTACCAGTTGCACCAGTTGGACCCGTAATACTGAGCCCTTGGCCCCCCTGAGGTCCTGTTGCGCCTGTTGCGCCTGTTGCGCCTACTAAGCCTGTTGCTCCCGTGGGTCCTGCTATAGAAAGACCAGAGAGTCCCGTCGACCCTGTTGCGCCTGTTGCTCCTTGAGCTCCAGCTAATCCAGCGGTTCCAGTACCACCTGTTAGGCCTGTTGGGCCAGGAGCTCCAGTTGGTCCGGTAGCGCCTGTCAACCCAATTAAACCTGTTAGGCCTGTTGGGCCAGTAATGGATAGCCCCACAGAGCCTTGCAATCCAGTTGGGCCAGTGGCACCTAGTTGCCCCTGAGGGCCCGCGGCCCCAGTTGGGCCTGTAATAGAGAGACCAGAAAGACCCGTAGATCCAGTTGCACCAGTTGCACCAGTCGGGCCAGTTGTGCCATTTACTCCGTTAATACCTGCTAAACCTGTTGGGCCAGTTGCACCAGTTGCACCAGTCGATCCTACAGAGCCAGTTGCTCCAGTAGGTCCAACTGCCGTACTGTCTGCCCCAGTTGGGCCTGTCGCACCAGTAGCGCCAGTAGCGCCAGTTAGCCCCGCTGCTCCAGTAGGTCCCGTAGGGCCTCCAGCTGGTCCAGCCGCACCAGTTGGTCCAGCGGGTCCTTGCGGTCCAGGACCCTTTACATCTACATATGCAAAATTGTCTGAGAGTGTCACTACTTGGTAACCTCTGCTCTCACGATAAATTTTCCTTGAATAATTCTAGTGGTATCTCCTGCGCTCTCAGACTCTACTTCTATGTCATAAACATAGCTATTTGGAGCAAATTGCGCCATCTCTGAAGGTGAAATTAACAATGTAACAGTCCCAGCTGGACCATTTACCGTAAGACTACCGCCCCCATCTTCAGTTGTGTACTCTGCGATTAGAAGATCAGTTGTATTTCTAGTAGTTGGGTCTAAAGCTCTAATTTGCATTCTTGCAGTGTAACCCGTTAGGTCTAAAACCTTCCTCGCGGAGTTCTTTATAGTAAATACTTGGTGCACCGTAGAGCCCTGGTCGGTTATTAGATTATAGACATTACCTCTAAGAGAACTCATGGGAAAACGTCCTTACGGGGGGGAATAGACTAGTTCCTATAATTTTACCGCAGTTTACCTAAACTGAGTTAGTAGGCCCTTCGAGATCACCGCTATCCATTGGATGCTGACCATTATCTAGCTGCTCTTTCCACTCTTCCTGCTGAACTTTCTGCTCAGCGCGGACTCCTGATATCTCTTCTTCCCACTCTGCCATGCGTTCTTCAGAGTATTCAGACTCTTTAAAATCCCAGAAAGCGCCAATAGTGTGCCGAGTGCCACCCTTAACGATGAAAACTTGATGAACATTATCAATACCGCCTGGAAAGGTTATTAGCTCTCCTACTTTAGGGGCAATAGTTAGATTGTGGTCCCTAAAGTCTAGTTCTCCACCTTCATAGTCATTGTTGATATATAGTAAACAGACTAACTTACTCTTCTCCCAGGCGGACCAATTGCCATCCATATCAGTATTATCAGAATGGAACGGGGCAAAAGCACCTTCTTGCCACTTTTGAGCATGGCTAGATACAGGTTTAAGTGGGCGTTTGAAAGCGTGCTCGACAACAAGTTGAAGTCTGTCTGCAAGGTTTTTCATGTAATCCCTGGGTAGACCGTACTGCTCTAATAGAGGATCTTCAGGCAGTAGGCTCATACCATAAGACTCGAAGAACGCCGACATTGTCCACGGTTGCGACGGATCGTTAAAGTACTCAACAACTTTCTTGCACTCTTCGTCTGACATGAAGTTCTGGTAATAGATAATGTCATCTTTGTATTGGCCTTGTTCGCCGAATTCAGTGTTGGTCATTAGTTTCTCCTGTATATCCTGTGTCGGTTAGGAACCGGTCGGGGGCAAATCTCTGGTTATCTTTAGAGAATAGTTTAGCAAACTCATATACTAAGTAATTATACTCTTCTATAGGGACGTTTTCTTTGGCTATAAGGAAAATATCTTTAGCCTTGTGATAGTCATCTCTAACAAAAGTGCACTCTCCACCTCTTGGACGGTAAAGTGTCCTACTGTGCACTCTTCCAGTTGGTTCGTACAATTCAACCGTCAAGTATTCTTTTGAAAAACCCCAGTCTTGATAGGCTTCATAACCTGAGGCTGCGGCTAGGGCATCTCCGTAAAAGTATATAGAGCGAGCGGGACTCTCCCCGTCGCGCGCAATGGTGAGCATATATGAGTCTCCCTTACCCTCGGCTACCCTGAGTTTAAATTCCTCAACCACACTAACGTGGCTACTGTTCAAGCTATCTGACATTGCTACCCTTCGGGTTAAAGTAGACCTAATGATGTGTAAAAGTCATCGTTGAAGCCTTCGCCTCTTAATGTGACTCCAGTGAATTTTCTCTGTCCGAACTCATGACCTGACAATACTGCATGGTACATGCTAAAGAGATCTACAAATAGAAGATCTCCCTCTTGCCAGGTTTGTGTAATCCTAATGTCTGTATTATCATACAGATCGTAACATAGGTCTGTATAGAACTGGTCGAATTTAAGTTTATCATTTTTACTGGGGCTCTCACCCATGAAGTAGAAAAGTTCTGGCATCAAGATGCACCCTGGATCTACTTCTAATCTCAGTGTCTTTCTACCATTCACTGGGCTTATTTCCACTGCTCTAGTGTAGAATGGTCCTGCACCATCTGGCTTGCTCTCTACACCCTTATCCCATTTCACTGTGCAGCCATCCAAGAACTCTTTAGTATCTTGCGGTAAACTGTAGTAATAGTTAGAAGAATTTATAAACAAAGTCTGACCAACTCCCGGGGTTCCAGTGAAGTGGTGCATGTTCCAGACTCCAGCGTACATAGGGTGTACATAATAAGCTTTTTCAATATGCCAATGCAGTGAGTACTCATTGGTAGAGGTACTATACACCTTATTAGGGTCATCAGAATGGCCACCTTCGTAAGTTGCTCCTACTGCGTACGAGCAGTACTCTGCAAACTTAGAAGTAAGTTCAGCATGATCTGATGAACTAAAACTGTGCCCTCTTAGTATTAAGACACCTTCTGTAGTAAATAAGTTAAATATTTCTGGTATCTCTGCTATTGCGCTTTCAAGAGAGACTACCGAAATCATTCTAGGCTGTGTGGTCATTTTTACTTACCTTTATTGGTAGAGTTCCATTTTCTAGATGGGTGTAGTATTCCGATAAGGTGTACATCTCCTTCATATATGGCCTCATGATCTTCAAGTCGTACCTGCTCGTGCGCTCGCGTTCCATATCTTGGAAGGCTTCTCCGTACTTATCATGCAAAGCGTGCCACTCTGGACTCCCCTCGTATGTGTAGTGCCAATACAATCGAACTATGTATTTTGGTGCATCCCAAATTCTGCGGACCCCATGATAGTAAGGATAAGTTGATGGAAAAAATACAAAGTCTCCCTTTACTGGCTTGTAGTCTATTGGCTCTTTCACTGTACCAGTGGCGGGATCTACAATACTAAAAGAGATCTCTCCGTCCCTATAGTCATCATTTGGGTAGAGTACAGCAGTGACTGCAAATTTTTCCCCGGGCTGGTCGGCTCGTTCGGCCATAAAATCAGTATGGTAATTCATAGTGAGGTCTTCCATATTACCAACATTCTCATCCGGAATGTACCTTGCAAGAGACCAGTTCTTGCAAGTCCAGTTAGGAAGCTCTATCCCAGTAGCTTCTAGATATGCGGAAGAAGCTTTGTAAAACTGATCTGCTATCTCTGCCCTGTATGGGTCATCAGTAGAGTCAATGATACTGGATCTCCACTCTTCCGGCGTGGGGAAGTGAGGATGACCCTGAAGAGTAGGACCCACACTGTCTACCTGTCTTCCGAATCCATACCAGCCGCCCCATGGGTGGCTCCTCTCATAATACTTTATTAGCCCTTCCGGATCCTTAAGAACATTATGGAATACAATGATATTTGGATCTAAGAATGTTACATCGTAACCTCCCAGTGTGGATCTTTTCATCAATTAACTCCTCTAAGGACTGATACTAAATGCCTAATTCGTTTAACCCGCTCTCCACCTTTCCAATGGTGTGTTATTAACATCTTTCTACCATTGGATATGTGACACGACTCATGCTTGTAGGGCATAAATGACGGAAACACTACTATACTACCAGCTTTTGGTTTAATCTTTATGTCCAGCTCTGGCTCTACAAAATGCAGCTCGCCCCCGTCGTAGTCGTCGTTGAGATACACTACGATTGTGTACTCCACATCAGAATTATCCTCGTTCCAGTCAATATGAGGCCCCATCGCGCGGTCCGGCAAATACTTATTGACACCTGTTGTTGCACCCGGATGTCTCATTGACTGCACGGCATATCTAAGTGACACCTCGTCTATGTCAAATACAGAAGCATACACTTTGGCACAGTCCCCCATAGAAGTCGCAAGGGTATCCATTAGCCACGTGGATTTAGCTAACGCTTCAGGGTCTGGCTCGGACTTTAAAAAGTGTCGTCTTAAGTACTTAACTTCTCCATAGCTAAAACCAGACTTGTCTCCCGTGTCCCACTTCTCCCACCCAGAAACGGCTGAGCAATCTAATTCCTCAATTAGATCTATTACCTCCCTAAGGTCATCAAACACATCTTCAAAGTACATAATTTGGCTTTTGATAATTTGATATTTCATGCTGAGCCTCTCTAAAACTTAATTATTGGAGTAGAAGTGGTATGCACGTGAGTGATGATAGTTTTTCTACCATTTGCTGTCATCTTAGACTCATGCAAGTATCCAGATGGGAAGACCACAATCCCGCCAGCTTTGGGTTTTATGATGACTGCAACGCCTTCCTGAGAAATCCCTAATTCGCCCCCCTCATAAGAGTCGTCTAAGTACACGGAGATAGTGTAGGTATCTCGACCGTCTACCACTCTATCCGAGTGAGGACCCATGTCTTCATTTTCGTTGTATCGCCTAATACCATAAAAGTTATTGTCTTCAAACATTGTTTTTCTTATTAAAGAGACCTCAAAATCAGTGGCGCCATGAGCACGCATAAATACTTCGCAAGTGTCATGCATACGATCTAGGAGGGTGTTAATCACATATGATGCCTTGGCTCGCACTTCTGGGTTAAATTCTTGATCTAATAGCTGTAGGTTTAGGGTTTTAACCTCCCCGTAAGGGTACCCTTCTAAGGTATTATCCGCGTACCAAGTCTCCCATGGGGTAACTGCGACGCTGTTTAATTCTTCTAAGGCCGCCATTAGCTCTACTATTTCAGGTATAGCACCTGGAAAATAGTAGACATTCTCATGTAGTACTTCATAGTCTAAAGCGGCCATGAGTCTTCGGGCCACAAAGGTAATTGCTCACTTATAAACTTTCTGGAGACTACTTGGACTTCATTTGTGAAGTACTTGATGCCTTCTGTTAAGTGACTTGATCCGTGAATTGCTCTCGACGGAAATACGACTAAGCTGCCACCCTGAGGTTTGATAGACACGTCTATGTCGGTCCAATAGATCTCTCCACCAGTGTACTCATCGTTTAGGTACAAGGTGGTAGTTATCCCGACTGGATCTTGTCCGTCAATATCTGGATGAACTCCGTGATGGCCTCCCGCTAAGTACTTTTTAATTGCAAAATTAGGTGACCTATTTTTCCAGTAGAACTGGTTAAATTTTTCTAGGTTCTCATCGGTCATTCCTAGGTTTTTTAAGTAGATACTATAGCCAGTTATGATTGCAGTGTCTAGGGTGTTAATAATTTCCGCTACAACCTCTCTATGATTGGCAGTCTCCTCATTAAGTTTTCCGCGCTCTACGCTTTTCATAATGCCGTACTGGTAGGGGTTAACCTTATCATGAGCGTCCCATGGCCCCCACTCGCCTATAGCAGGCGTGCTTGTATCCTCTATATATTTAAGAAGTTCCTTGATATTAGGTATAATGGAAGGGAAGTATAGTATTTTTCCGTCGTAGTAACTCTCATAAAATGCGGTCATTCTTGGTCATCATCTAGGTATTTTATCTCTGCGTTTACATCTCTGTAGCCAGACCCTGCGTTGTACTTCTCCCTGGACTCAGGGCTGCTGGAGTCAAACTCTCGTTGAAAGATGAATCCGGGGAACATATACTTATCACCATTCTTCATAAGATGTACCTGGTGCTTATAGGGATGAGTTGATGGGAAAATTAGTGCCTGACCGGCCTTGGGCTTAATGGTGAAATCAACTAAGTCCTTATTGGCCGGATCGGTTGCCTCTTTCTTAGGCTGCAGGTGGCCGTTCTTGGGGTTCCTAAGATCATAAGGTCTAATAATAAATGACAACTCACCACCATCGTAATCATCATTAACATATACTATTATCGACCATTTTAAGCTTTCGTCGCCCGCTTGTGCATCAAAATGAGCACCCATGTCGCACCCTGGACGATATTTCATCATTCCGGCAAAGGGTGATACATTTGGCTCTCCCTCTTCCTCGTGATCTGCGTAGAATGCAGCGGAGATTTTTTCGATTGCGCCCCTAATCTGACCCACAACCCACTCTACGTCAGCCTTGCGGTCAGACTCCAGTCCTTCCAGAGCATCTAGCGCAAAATCCTTCTTACTGCCAAAACTGTGACCGTCTTGAGTGTTAGAAAACCAAAAACCCCACTCTGGGATTACAGCCTGAACACTCTCATCTTCGTCAAGCTCCTCGATGAGGCGAATTAACCTCGCCGGATCGTCTAAGACATCAGAATAAAGGTAAACGTTCTCATGAAGCTTCTCTTCTAAATACATTATTTTCCTAACTAAATTGCCACATTGGCGGTTGATCTTGTATAGCGTTGGCATTTATCATCCACCGCTTAACTCCTTCTCCGATTGGTGACACCGAATGCTCGTAGGGGAATGCGCATGGGAATATCACTATGTCCCCCGCTTTTGGTTTATGGGAGCCTTCTGTAAAGTCTGATTCGGTGTATGTACCATCTAATTGTTTGTGGTATACACGAACAGTAATCTCTCCACCTTCCCCATAATCATCATTTAAATACAGATTATACGCAAATGTTTGATTTGCAATATCCTTCTCTTCTCTCGGATCTTGATTACCCCACGCGCCCTTAGGATGAAGATGCAGGTGACCAGAATAATCAGAGTGAGGCCCAACGCCTTGCGGTCCCTGGTAGTACCTAAACTCCAAGGGGGCATGCTGAATAATGTTAATGTCTAAGGACCATCGTGCAACGTAGTCAGAAACTACACCTTCGAGCAAACTTAGTACTCTAAGTATGGATTGGTATGCAGTGTCATCATCCTTTGGATTGGGATAGTAAGCTTTAAAGTCTTTGAAAACTGGACCGCCTAAAATTCCATAGTCTAGACCCTCGGGGATTCGATATCTCTCAAGCAGCGGCCTGCGCCGTAATCCATCTTGATCCTCCCACTCGTTTGGCGCCTCAAGGATATACCCATCCCCGAAGGGTGCAGTATAAAATGAAGAGAGCAACTCCTCGCAATGATCCCTCGTGAGTGCTCCTTCATATACTGTGACATACTTTAGCGGGTCAGAGCTTATCAAGATGTCTCCTCTTTTTTGTGACCCCTGATTGCCCAAAAGAAGGGACATACGTACCTAATCCCAGACTTAACCTCAGTCACACCGTGTATGTAGTGCATATCCCCTGGGAAGAAATAAGCGGCACCCGCTTTTGGTTTAAATTGAACCCCCTGATTTGGGAAATATAGCTCCCCACCCTCGTAGTCATCGTTAATATAAAATAATCCGGCTATGTCATAATACGGAAAGTCATTTGGTTTCCCGCGGTTTTCGCCTTCATGCAACTCTTTATCGGCGTGAGGCTGCTGACGTTGCCCTGGGAGCCAGCGTACTATAGCTGGGCTTGTAGGGTGAGCATCAACTTTAAAAAAAGAATCTACCTGCTCTTTGAGTCTAGCTTGCATACCTATAATTACTTCATTTATTTTAGGATCCAAAGCATCTAATGTCGGAGCAGTGGCAACCCTGTGATCCCAGTAGCTCGAGTCATAGATTACTACGCCATCGTCATTGTAATGGGTCTCTGTTTTATCCCAAGTCTGGTTATTTACTGCAAACTTAGTCAGGTACTCTAACTCTTTGGGAGTCATAAAATTTTCAATAGCTACAATATTATCTATCGAGTCCCCAAAGAAACCAGAAGGTGTTGACGACTCATAAGGGTGATCGTTGTTATTTGTTACGTTATCTGTCATGGCCATAGTACTATCCTACACTATTCATATTTACGTCTTTCCCAAACTTGTTTTTGGTATATTCCGCCGTCTGGTCGTCTATATTTGGCACTATTTTCTTGATTTTTCTCCATCATTGTTGGCATGTCTACAGTAGCGTCTACTTCAGAAGTCCAATCTTCGCGCTTAAAGGGGAGCATTTGTGCGTAAGGTGTACCAGCTGGTATAACTCCAGTAAATCCTTTAATAATAAAGAATGGCATGGTACCCGGAAGATGTACGTGATCATTATCGATAATCCCGCTTGTGGTCAAGAATGGTAACTCAAAACGGTTAAAAGGTTGAGTGTATAGTACGCTGTAGCCCTCTGGCACCTCTACCGCCCAATCGGCCCACCAGGCAAAGTGAGTCTCATGATACCCCATCGGGGCCTTAAACTGAGCCATTGGTGGCCTAAATCCCACAAAATCTCTATTTCTTGCATCTAGAACTTTGCACTGGATACTACCTGCCGAGTCCTCAAAGAATTCGATATCGCAGGGGGTTCTATACACATAACCCGTTCCCATAATGTCATAAATTGCTGGGCATGCCTTCCACGTAGGTATCTTCCCGCTGCCGTCTGGCATCTCCCACGGTTTCCCAGTCATAGGGTTTTGGGCAAAGCGATCGGCACTCTTATACCACTCTGGGATGGTCTTTATTGTGGCTTTTGGGGAAGAGTCGCTGTCATTCGTGAGCCAAGGCCTATTTCTGACAAACTTAATTAACTGAGATATCTTAGCCATCAGTGTTCTCGACTTCGTGAGAAGCCCCAGTAAATGGGCAGGTAACTGTTTTTAGCTTTATAGACTTAGTTTCGTGCGCTCCTACGGACTCTCCTGTGTAGCTCAGGGCGTCTCTATACATTTTTGACCAGTCGCCTACTCCATTTTTTATCTCTGCAAAATCTCCATACTTTCTGACTTCGTCCCAGTAATCTTCAGTTGCATAGCCATCTTGGATCTGCATCTCGTAGTCAGTCTCTAACAATTTTAAAGACACTGGTAGTACTGCTGCAATTGGAGTATTCGCTGGGATAAATATTTCGTGATTCGGCTCAGTCAGCCTCCAAGCTAGAGGTAGTTCATGGAAATAGAATGAAGTACTTATCAGTGTGGTATAGCACTGGGCCCCCCGGGTAAAAAGATTTGGCACAGGCATAGTCAACATTGAGGTCTCAGCGTCAGTGCCAAACTTTAAGGCAGAGTGAAAGCTAAGGGTAGCATTACCTCTAGTATTGCTAGCAAACTCTGCACCTTCAAGTATTGTGACGTGGTCTGGCGTGGTGTCAGTTATACCATCCCATATAACTCTTATATCTCCCGGGAAAGAAATACCCCAGCCCAGCCTATTAGTAAGGTTCAAGGGAAAGCACATATACGCATGCTTCTCTGCTGTATCGTCCATCCATTCTCGCTTGGCGGATAGCTGCTCAATATCAGCTCCGTTTGGTTTAGTTTTAGATACAGTAACTATTCTCACTAAGACCCAGTCTCCTCAAAGAAAACTGGTTGATGAAACTTATCCGAGAAGTCGAGCATAGTCACCATAGAGTACTTAGTGCCTGATGTCACTGGCATTGCCCGATGTGGGTACATAAAATTGGAGGGGAAAATGTAAAGATCTCCCGCTTTGGGTTTAATCTTAACGTCTTGTAATCTAAAATATAGCTCCCCGCCTTCGTAATCATCTGTAGGGAATGCAACTAATGATACTACGCAGTTATAAGAGTACCCGTGATCATGGTGCTCCTGAAAATGCTGCCCCTTGTGGTATCTAATATAATTTGTAGCCTCCCAGTAACGAAGTTCTCCAATATTGTACCGTCTAGTGTAGTCTTTTACTACCTGAAGCTGCCTATGCACGACGTCGTCTGCGAGACTCTTTAGGATCTCTGCCCCAACTGAGTCATCTTCTAGGATATCAGATTTTTTGTATTTAAAGTCGACGCAATCGCGGTACTCTGGCATTTTCATTGCGTAACCCACCATTGCGTCTCTATACGAGTACCGGTTATCTGGGTCATCTATTGCAGTCTCTAATCTACCTATTATGTCCAGCTCTTTAGGGAGCACATCTCTATAGACCCAAATTCCGGACCCTGGAGATACTTCTTGAGCGCTGCTCCAGGTCTGCTCTCCAATCGTATACCAGTCTTTTAGGCGCTGCTCAAGCAGAGCTTGCTCTTGCTTGCCTTTATCAGACAGATCTTGCTCTACTAGTTCCTGATCTTCTGCCCTTTGACTGCTCTGCTCTTGCGACATGGGTTCCTTAATATTTTAATTCGTAATTTTCGATTACTTGTGAAACTTTTTGATTGACACCATCACGATCATTATAGTCAGTCATAATCACAACTGAGTACTTGGTCCCGCTGATCATCTCCTGTGAAGCGTGCTCATAGATAAAAGTTGATGGAAAGACTACAATATTACCTTGTTTAGGTTTTAACTCTAGCCCAAATCTGGGGAAAGCCAGCTCTCCGCCTTCATAGTTATGATTTAAATATATAACTGCGGATACTGTGGCAACATATGTAGGCCCATGGTCGGCGTGGATCCTGAAATGAGTGCCCGCTCCTTCGTACTTTACAAAATTGAAGGCCTCATACTTTTGAATACCTACTCCCCAATACCGCCCGTAGTCTTCCATGCATAGTCTTAAGGCTTGGAAAATTTCTTCGTGCATATCGTAAAGTGCAGAATTCTCGTCTCCACGGGGACCGTGAGAATTCTTAGCTATCTTAAAATCTTGTGCGTTTCTCGCCTCTAGGTCGGCCTCAGAGGTAGCAGTTACTTGAGCGCGATTCCAAGTGAACTGTGTTTGACCATTTAAATTTGCTTCTAATGTGTCTATATACCTATCGCAATTAATTTCAGACAGTGCATTGCTGTATACGTTTATACCCAATGCTGGGTTACTCACTGAAATTGGTCCTAGAGCTCTAATTTCTTCCCTACTAGAGTCAGTCTCTGACCTATCTTTTGTGTACCAAGGATTTTTGTAAATAGTCATAACTGAAATACTACCACTAAAAAAAATAGGATTACCATTTACGGTAACCCTATTTTCTCTACTTTATGTTAAATATACGTTGGACCGAAGCTAGGTGGGAAGAACGGTGGGAAGAACGGTGGGAAGAACGGTGGGAAGAACGGTGGGAAGAACGGTGGGAAGAACGGGAAGCTAGGTGGGAAGAACGGTGGGAAGAATGGTGGGAAGAACGGTGGGAAGAATGGTGGGAAGAACGGTGGGAGTGTGTCAATCTCGTTAGAGTATGCAGAGAAAACAGATATGCCATTGGCGTTTGTGGCATATACACGATACTTGTTTAAGAGTGTGCCTTCACCCTCTTGTGTAACTGTAAAGGAGTTGGTTGCAGTAGTACCTGTTTTAGCGGTGCCACCTTCAATCTCTACTGACTCCCAGTTGTACCCGGAGATAGCATTACCGCCATCTGATGGAATAGTAAAAGTAACATTGTCTTGATTCGCTGTTGTTGATGTAGCGGTAACGGATCCAGGGGCAGCCGGAACGGTAGTAACAGTAACTGAAGGGGCAGCTGTTGCATCCGACGTACCAGAAGGGTTAGTCAGAGAAACAGAAATTGTATAGGAGGTACTAGACAATAGGCTTTCAATTATAACCGTATAGACTTCCCCCGAAGGTGTTGGTAGCGTACCAGATGAGAGGGTAGAACCACCTGCAACAATAGTGTAAGAAACCGGCGTTGGCGATAGAGGATCTACCTCCCAAGTTACGGTAACTGCACCATCGTTATACGCACGTGAAGTACCAACGTTAGTTGCTGTAACATTTAGCGGTGCTAGGGGCTCTAGAAAGTCATTCTGTGCAGAAGACTTTCCACCCGATTCTTTTTTTGCCATGATCTGTTACTCTCTCTTAACTAAGTCTTACGCTGTGAGGTCGCCGAATAGGATCCAGCTATCGGTGCTACGTTTCATTATAGTACAAGATGACCACTGCGTCCGGAGCTTGTTTCCAGGTGTGAAGTTTACAGTCACTCCTGATGCTCCAGATACGGTAACTTGACCTGCTCCAGTCTGCATAATGTCCATGCTAGCACCTACTGGCCAAGCTAGAGTCGAGTTGGCTGGGATAGTGAAGGTGGTCGCACTTCCGGAGTTCATCTCAACTACGGCATCCTGGTGAGGTAGGGCGTCCAGCGTATAGCTAGCCGTCTTCTCTGTGAAGGTTGTGAGGGATACAACGCCTGCGGACGTCTGAGTAGTACCGTCTGGGAACACAAGGTTGGTGACGTCTAGGGTTGTGATAGTCGCGTCTACCAGGGTTGGGTCAGCCGCTAATGATATCTGAGTTCCAGATACCTCTAGGTTTGTTCCAGCTGTAACGGATCCTGCACCAGAAAACTGTGTGAACTCTAGGTCGTCTGTTCCGACTGTTACAACGTCACCAGAAGTTTTTACCCATCCGGTGTTGTCGTATAGGGTTCCTCCTAGTACGAATACAAAGTCTCCACCGCTCATCTCTAGTGGCTCATCAAAATCGAGCGCACGTGATGCTGCGCCAGAAGCTGCAGTTACGTAGATACCGTTTTCGCTTGCATCTGTCTGCGCTTTTACAAGAACCCTGTCACCTGTAGCTAGAGTTACTCCGTCGATTACGGTGCTGTCTACTAAACCAGTAGATAGATCTACGTTAGCTGTTGTAGCAGCTTGGGCAGCTTCGTGAATGTGAAGCCCCTGGGAGATTGAGTCTGCATACTGCTTTGTAACTACACCAAGAGCCTGTGTAGGATCTGCAGCAAGAAGTAGAGGTCCAGTCAATGTTCCACCAGCAAGGTTTAGTTTTGCGTCGAGAGCGGTCTGAGCTGCACTAGAAATAGGCTTTGCTAGATCTGCAGTGTTGTCTACGCTACCGAGGCTGACCATTGCAGCAGTTACACCAGAAACAGTTCCAGTAAACGTCGGGCTAGCAGTTGGCGCCTTAGTGTCAATCTGAACTTGAACATCTGAGGTTGCAGTAGATAGGTATCCAATTTCGGCTGCCGACACCCCATTAATACTGGTGTCTGAGGGCAACACTACGGTTCCAGTAAAAGTTGGACTATTAAGTGTTGCATATGTGGTTGACGCCACTGATATGGCTAACTTCCCGTCAATCTGAACTTGAATCCCAGAAGTTACATCACTTAGATAAGATATTTCAACTGCAGATACGTCTCCAATTGTAGTGGCTTGAGGCAAGGTTGCCGACACAACAATTACGGGAGATTCGAGTGGAGCGTAGACTGTCAGGTCACTCAGGTCACTCAGATAGGCAAGATTTGAGGTGTCTGTGATTCCATGGACATTAGTTGTAGCTATAGTGTGTCCATCTATAGAATTAGCTACAGTGGTGATATCAGTCTGGTATGCGAGAAGCGTGGTGTCTGAGATACCGTGAACGTCTTGAGTTAAAGAACTGTGCGTATCTAGGTCAGCTGTAACAAGTAAGTCAGAGGTGTCTGTGATTCCATGGACATTAGTTGTAGCTATAGTGTGTCCATCTATAGAATTAGCTACAGTGGTGATATCAGTCTGGTATGCGAGAAGCGTGGTGTCTGAGATACCGTGAACGTCAACCTGTAGGGCATCATGGGTGTCAATTCTGTTATCAATGTAAGTCCTACTGACCGGTGAAACAAGGTTGTATGAAGTTACACCATTCCCGAATCTAACCACGTCGGTATCGCTCTCGACGTAAACCGTGTTTGCTTCGGTTATTGCATTTGCAGTCTCTAGATCAGAAGAGATTCCTACAATGTAAGCAAGCTTTGTGCTCAAAGAGGTTGTGAGAGTTGTGGAGAAATTTGCATCGTCACCAAGAGCAGCAGCAAGCTCGTTTAGAGTATTAAGGGTTCCTGGTGAGGAGTCTACTAGATTAGAGATGGAGGTATCAGTATAACTAGTAGCGCTCAATAGCGCAGCGTCTGATTTACTCTGCGCGCCTGTTTGAGTTTCAAGCTCTGCAACATCTACTATCCCGTGAACTCCAGTTGTGTCGTCTTCGTGAGCAGACACTCTGTTCTCTATTGTCACCACAAAGTTGGGGTCGTTGCCGATGGCAGACGCAAGCTCATTTAGGGTGTCAAGAGTCTCGGGGGCCAGCCCAACGACGGCAGCTAGAGCACTGTCTACATAAGCCTCGCTCACTGCGCCGTAAGCCAGAGAGTCCCAAGATAAAGTACCATCACCAAGCTTAAAGGACGCGGTATCAATCTCATACCCCAACTCGCCTGCGGCTAAAATGGGATTGGAAGTAGACCACTCCGCGGCGGTTCCACGCCTAAATTGAATTCTAACTGCCATTTTTAGTCCCTAGTCCTTAGAAAGAAGATGGTCCGCCACCGTCGTAGTTAATATTATAGACGCTAGTGGCATCGCCGCCATCAACGTTTGTTACATCAGATGCTATCATTGAGACCCATGCGATGCCGTCGTAGGCATACATGGACCCAACGTCGGAGCGGAAGAAGAGGTCACCCTGATCTGCATCTGCAGGAAATGATGCTCCTTGCACAATGTTGATCGGGGTTAGGAATTTCTTGCTAGCCATTTGGTAACCTCTTTCTTCTGTTCTATTTTAGCTTATTTCTGAATTAGCCAGTTATTACGGCTCGGTAGCTGTCAGCAGCAATGGTTGTTGATGACATCCAAGAGATAGTAACGGTGTTTGTGTCAGTAACCACTACATCGGCCTCAACAAGTGCATTGGTCGATAAGTCACGCATTTGAGCTGTCACATCGGAAGTTCCAAAGTTGTGAGGGACAGTGAATGTAACTACCCCAGCCGAAGGTGTTAGCGTGGTGTTGTTTATTGCATACTTTGTGGTTGCGCCTAGGTTAGAGCGAGCACCCGCGGCACTGGTTGCGCCAGTACCACCATTAGCAATTGCAACTGTACCGTTTACGTTTGCAGCATTACCAGAGATGTCTCCAGTAATGTCAGCACCAGTAATGGTAGTTGATGCAGTGAATGCACCTGCACCATTACCAACTAAGTAGCCCGTTAGGCTGGTTGCGCCGGTACCGCCATTTGCAACATCAATAGTAGAGCCATTCCAGACACCAGTAGTGATGGTACCAAGAGTAGTAATGGACGTCTGACCAACGTAACTATCGGCAATATCAATGCTATCAGCGTTAGCAGTAATGCGGTCTGCAGTTCCAATTACATTTAGGACTGAACCGTTCTTGACCATACCGGTACCAGCAACAATCTGACCAGTCCCGGAAAATTGGGTCCAGACCATGTCGTCAGTGCCGATAGTTAGTGGATTGTCGGATGATACAACAAATCCAGAATCAGAGTTTAAGGCACCCTCTTCAACGAACACGAATGTTCCAGCGTTTAGCTCATCTGGCTCATCAGCGTCGGTTGCTCTAGTCCAAGCTCCACCGTCAACTACAACGTAGATACCATTGGTAGACGCATCGCCTTGGTTCTTAACGAGAACACGATCGCCAGCAACCAGTACTACACTGTCGACTGTTTGTAGACCGGATAGTGTGATTGCAGAATCAGTGGCGGCACGAACTGAACCCTTGATGTCCAGACCCTGAGCAGCAGACTGAATCTCAGATCGTAGAGTTGATAGGACAACATCATCAGCATCGCCGAAAGCCGTAGTGAGTTGCGATACAACTGCATTGTCGGCATTGCCATAGGCAGTAGTCAGTGCGCTGGTTACAGCGTTGTCACCGTCCGTGATTGCCTGGCTTAGCGTACCACTAAGGGTAGTATTTGCACTAGCTGCAGTGTTGGCGGCATCAGATACAGCTTGAGTTACAGAGGCAACGGTAGCAACATTTGCAGTGTCTACAGCAAACGCACCATCGGTTACGGTAAGGGTGCCGTCAGCAGCAGTAATTGCAGCACGTGCGCGAGCGGTGGTAAAGTACTGGCTAGTACCTTCAGCAATGTCGCTGGTGGTCAGACCATCAGCATATGAAACAGCATTACTGTAAGCAGTGCCCGCAATTGTGTTGGCGTGGTCTTTTGCATTCTGAAGGGCGGTAGCAGCAGTTCCTGCAGCGTCATAGTTAGAAGCTAGACCATCAGCGTATGAGACAGCGTTGCTGTAAGCAGTGCCAGCCTGAGAGGCTCCTGTACCTGCAGCGTCATAGTCAGATGCCAAGCTATCAGCATACGCATTAGAAGCAGCGCCTGCAGAGGCAGCAGCACCAGCGGCATCAAAAGTGCCAGCAGTGACCGAGATAGCATTACCGGTTACGGTAATTCCAGTTCCAGGTACTAATGTATCCTGCTTAGCAGCAACCAGACCGGTTACTGTGGCTGCAAAACCCTCATCATCCGCAATAGCTGCGGCAAGCTCATTTAGGGTATTTAGAAGATCTGGGGCTCCACCTATTAGGTCTGTAACTGCAGCGTCAGCGTAGTTCTGAGCAGCAGTCTGAGCGGCAGCGGCCGCACCGGCAACGTCGTAGTTAGGTGCCAAGCCATCAGCGTAACTCTGAGCAGCGGTTTGGGCGGTAGCAGCTGAGCCAGCAACGTCATAGTTTGAGGCGAGACCGTCAGCATATGACTTAGCATTAGCTTCTGCACCAATTGGCTCGTAGACAGTAGCTAGACCATCGATTGCTGCCTGGATTGCATCTTCAAGGTTTCCACCTTGAGCTAGAAGCTGCCACACTGAACCATCGTAGTAACGAAGGGTACTATCTACCGTGTTGTAGTAGAACTGACCCGAGACTGGTGAAGAGGGCGCTGTGGCTAAGTTTTGAATCCTAGCATTCAGAAGCTCATTCTGGTTTAGATTGAGTCCTGTTAAGAACTGTTTTGCCATGGTCGTTTTCCTTAGGAGAGGTTCGCAGTGCCAGTTATGGCTACTGAAAAGGTTATGGTTAGAGCATTCTTATTAGTGTGTTCAA